TTAGAAGCCGAAAATTTTACCTAAAACACTGATTCCGTTTTCTACGATACCTACGATGCTTGTACCCATTTTACCCCAGTCTTTATCTTGTCCTGCTTGTACTGCTGCTGCAATTGCTTCTGCTAATTTTTGCATATTTATCTCTCCATTTCTCTATAATTTTTATGATTTAAACTAAGTTTTAAAATAAACGTTAAATTAGAAACCAAAGATTTTACTTAATTCAGTTACACCGTTTGAAACGATATCTAAGATACTTGTACCTAATTTAGTCCAGTCTTGGTTTTGACCTGCTTCAATTGCACTTTTAACTGCGTTTGCGATTTTTTCCATGATATTTATCTCCTTTGTATTGTTTATTTATATTAATAAAATGTTGTTAGTCGAACTTAGAATCCGAATAATTTACCTAGAATGCCAACACCGTTTTCTACGATACCTACAATGCTTGTACCTAATTTAGCCCAATCTTGGTTTTGGCCTGCTTGAACTGCATCTGAAATTGCTTGTACTAATTTTGACATTTAAATCGCTCCATTCTTTTAATTTTATATATTTAAATTGTTTGATTTTTAAATTTAGAAACCAAAGATTTTACTTAATTCTGTAACACCGTTTGAAACGATATCTAAGATACTTGTACCTAATTTAGTCCAGTCTTGGTTTTGACCTGCTTCAATTGCACTTTTTACTGCGTTTGCGATTTTTTCCATGATTACTATCTCCTTTATAATGTTTATTTATATTTTCAATAAATGTTATATGTGGAAACTTAGAATCCGAATAATTTACCTAAAATGCCAACACCGTTTTCTACGATACCTACAATGCTTGTACCTAATTTAGCCCAATCTTGGTTTTGGCCTGCTTGAACTGCATCTGAAATTGCTTGTACTAATTTTGACATTTAAATCGCTCCATTTCTTTTTATTTAAAGTATTTAAATCTTAATGTATGAAATTCAATAGATACATTAAGCTATTTCTTAAAACCAAAAACGATTAATTGGTAAGTTTTTGTTTACCTATCGTTTTGTTACTTATACTATATAGTGATTTATGCTATTTGCGTTCTATCTTTCTTAACTTATAAATTAGACATCAAAACTGTAGACCTTTGATTATATAAAACACACTTAGGCATTCAAATATGTTGTGCAAAATCTGACAATTCTGCAAACGTTTACAATACCTTTACATTAGCTTTATATTTCTTTAAAATTCACCTTGTTTTATAAACGCTTTAACCTACTAAGAGACCATTGCAAGTCTAGGATTCTCAATACAACCATTTATTTAAACAGACAAGTGAATATACTCTAGTCCTTTTCAACTATTTAATTAATCGTAATGTTGGTCATTGCAACTTTATTAATTTCTGTATTTCACTATTTATCATGGTACTTTTATTTAGTAATTGGATTGAGTATATGAATAATAGATGAGAATAATTTCAACACTTGTGATCTATTTATTACTTTATTCATAAATGTTTATAGTTTGTTCATAGTTGCTTATAATGCATCCTATTGGTTCTATACATTTGATTACTTCTGCGTCCATATGGCTTGAAGATATTAATTCAATTGCTCGACTTTATGTGTTATTGCACTTGCACATCGTCGATATGAGTTACAAATACACATAATTAGTGAAAAATATAAACTTTTTTTATATTAAAGCTATTGCTAAATAAGGTTTCTTTAGCTATAATAATTCTTGTGTTAAAAATTCATGTCCTGGTAGCTCAGCTGGATAGAGCAATGGCCTTCTAAGCCATCGGTCGGGGGTTCGAATCCCTCCCAGGACGCTATTAACCGAAAATTAAACACTTTTCGAAATTAAGAATCCCATAACGACGGGGTTCTTTTTATTTTGCCTATTAATAACACACCATATAATACAATTTTTTAGGGACTTTTTAGGGACCCGAGTCCCTCACATAAAAAACACCACGCTCATAAGAACGTGGTTTGTTTTTCCGAAATTTACGAATAAAAAATAACCGTACCAATTAAGATACGGTTACTAGACGTCTATCAAATGAGTGGTCAGTTACTTACTGCTAAACGCAAGCAAGGCCTCCACTAAATCGGAATGGCTACCGAGAATAATTTAATTATAACATAAAAAAAGAGGGACAAGCACTAAAGTTGTCCCAATGAATAAAATGAAAATCGGTTTTTTATTATAACATATTAATACACTTCTACAATTCTCAGACGTTCATGCCATATCCAACCGTTATTATTTCTAGAATAAACACGACACCAACCATTTTTAATTTCAAAGATATAGAATTGATCATATCCCGCTCTATAAGTATTGTTTGTCACGTACCACTCTTTACCTTTGAATTTGACTAATGATGCACCGTAATAATCAACACGCGCTCTAAATTTAGCTTTGGATGACTTCTTCATATTTAAAGGTGGAATACTATTCACTTTTAAACCAGTTGTATCTTGAATGATATTACGTTGCGCTACTGCTTGTTTATCATCTTTTTTCGCAAACTTTTTACCGCCTGCTGTTTTGTAGATATCTTTAACGATTAAACGCTCATACCACACATACCCGTCATTGCTCGGACTGTAAACTCTAGCCCAACCATCACGTATTTCATATACGTAGAATACGTCTCCTGGTTTATATTCTTCATTTGTTGTAACCATCACATTATTGTGGTTAGGTCTACAAATAGTGACACCTGCATTATCAGCAATTGCTTTGAAATATGCTTGGTTACTCCAAGTCAATTTCTTAGGTGGCTTTTTGTTTACTGAAATTGAACTGTTAGATTTACGTTCTGATTTTTTCACTTCTTTAATTTCTGTTAAGTCTACGCTGTCATCAGCAAAGTCTGGCACAATAAAGTGAGTTAAGCCTGTATAATCATCTTCACGTAGTTTAGCTGGCGAATTTGCTTTACTATCGAAGTTTTGTTCTAATATTGTGAATGTTCTAGTGCCACCACTGTTATCCCAAACTAAACCAGTATGCCCCCAACGACTGTAAACACCTTTTGTATAAATGGCAATTGCACAAATAGGTGGAACATAATCTCTTGTGTTTTTAACCACTTTCCAACCTTTAGGCATAGCGTTTACTGTGTGTAATTCTTTAGCATTACCATAAAAACGAACGCCACCTGTTACATGATAGATGAAATCTACAACAACATCAGCACATTGGAAAGCGAACTCTTTATCAAAGTCGATATATTGTCCTTTCAAGCTGTGCATGTATTCAATCGCTTGTTTATACTTAACCACACTTTGTGGCGAAGGTGTCGGCTTTTTGCTTGTTTTTGTTGATAATTTCTTACTTGGGGATGGTTTAACGCCATTAATGTATTTAGCGATTTGTTTATCTAAATGCTTAACGTTTCTTGAATATCCGCAAGCCTCTAATAAGTTGCCAGGATCAATTTTATCTGCTTGAATATCTTGGTGGCCTGGCACTTCTGTTTTGTAATCAATGCCCCAATAATTACATAAATAAGCAAGCACTCGTGCCATGTTATCTAACGACTTACGTGAACGTTGAAGGTTGCCTGGGAAGTAACTACCCTCTACACCAAAGGCAACGTCGTTAGCGTCTGCATTGTACCATTGATTATCGGTAGGCGTATTATATAATACATGCCATGCTTTCTCTGTTACTGGAATACATACAATGCACTCTTTATCATCAACGAATATATGAGCGCTGGCAACAATTGACCAATCAATCATATAAGTATTTTTATAATAATTCACGTTCGTTTGTGCTGTTGTGTCAGGGTTTCCTGTATCATGTGCTACTGCAAATAAAGGTTTCTTACTTGTTAAAGGTTGTCCACTTCTTCGTGTACCAATCGGTAAAAAATCATATTTAACTGGTACGCCATTCCATTTTTCTGCCATTATGCACGACCTCCACCAATTTTATTATTTTTATCTTTAGTTGAACCTGTACGTGGTCGAACTGTTTCCCAAATACCTGTTGCCATTAGCCCACTAATTAAACCAGCAAGCAAACGACCACCGATAGACAATTCAGTAATGATTTCTGGGATAAAAGCTGTAATACCACCTAAAACAATACCAATACCAATAGCAATTAAAGGTACAATATTTTTAGGTACGCCAGCTTGCTTAACTAATTGTGTTAATGCGATTGTGATAACTGAAATCACTGTCGCAAATGCGATAATACTTTCCATTTCTTCCACTCCTTTTTCAAAATAAAAAGCCGACCTGAAAAGGTCAGCTTAAATTCTTAATAATCTGTCATATATAACATTTGCAATAGCATATCCACCCGCTTTATTAGGGTGTACACCGTCTGTATACATCAGCCCATTAGCGTTAGTTGTAGCAAAGTCGCCTAACGCACGTACTAAACTAACATGTCCTAATTGTAATTCTTTAGCAATCTTTAATTGAGTGTCGCTATAATCTTCAATAGCATTTAATTTAGTGCCGTCATGCTTATTGCCACTAGGTGCAATCAGAAAGATACTAGCGTTTGGCTTAGCTTCTTTGATACGCCCTAACAATTCTTTCATTTGGCTTTCATAATCGCTTAACGCTACACTTTGTGCCATATCGTTAGTGCCTAATAAGATTCCAAACGTGTTAGCACGGCAACGTTTAAGTTGGTTAATATAGTTAGTACGGTCAACGTCAATAAAGTTCTTAGCAGTACTACCACCATTACCGATTTTATGAATGACTACGCCTTTATTGCCTTTATATGCGTATGATCCAATAAAAGTCGTTGTACCTGATACATGTGCAATATTAATAATGTGTTTACCTAGCGTCATTGAAATTGGTGTTACTTCTTGACTGGTATCAACTGTCGTCCATTCTCCGCCATCTACATTATACTTCCATTTGCCAGTATTACCGCTTTGCGTGTGAATTTCGTAAAAATCAACATCTTCATTAAATTCAACTTTAATACTATCATCAGGCGTTGTACTTTCAACTTCTTCAATAGCCAAACCGCTAACGTCAGTACCTTTGTTACGTTCAATCCAGTTGCCTGTTTTTTTAACAGTAACCGCACCAGCACCCACAAAAATGTTCTGGAATGATATAAACCCAATACCGCCGTCACCATGCAATTTTGACATACGCTCTCTTAAAGGTAATGTTAATCTATCACCTTGTCTAAATTCGCCACCTTGCACCCAGCTATCCCCGATGAATGCTATTTCTGTTCTTTCATTCGTATTAGGGTCAAACTGTTTACTAATATCTGCTGTATAGCGTTTTAAGTTAAATTTACCGTATACATCAGTAATATCTTGTTTAACTTGAACATTTGTTAATTCCAAATAGTCAGATGGAATATACTTCTTATACGGTACAAACTGACTAGGTAATGACGTTCCAGCAACTAACATTGTGCTACCAACAGCTGTTGTTATTGCGGATATTCTTACAAATTGTGCATTTGACGGCTTTGTGATTTGATTAGTAGATGTTGTTGTAGTCTTGATGAAGTTTCCGTTTGCATCGTAAAAAGCGTATAAGTTCAAAGTATTATTTTTAATGTAATCTGTACTATCACTCAACATAATAAAATCGCTCGCTGAATATCTAGCGTTAGATGATAATGCGCCAGTTGTAGGGTTGATATATACGCCATTCGTCACTTTGTTTGGATTGAACATATTTTGAGACGATTTAATAAAGTTTAACTTCTCGATCCCTACATTAGAATCGGCAATATTGTTATTCTTAACTACATTATTTTTCAACTCTACTGCCAAACCGCTAAGGTAATATTTGAATGATTCGTAAGGTGTAGCGTTAGCCCCTTTTTCTATTTGATACGTTTTATAACTATACGCATCTACACCCTCTTTAATAGTAGATGTTCTGATAAATTTAGCGTTTTCTGGGGTTGTGAATGTTCTAGCTTGTGTTGGTGTCACACGTGATAAACCACTTATAAACTGTTTATTATTATCGTAGAAAACAATAACATCACTGTTACTTTGTGTGTACTGTGTTGATGACTGTACTGGTAAAAAGTCACTTGTAATGTAAAAGTTGTTATCTGAAATAAGTCCTGTCGTATAACTGATCAGTTTATTTTCTAACAAATTATACGGGTTAAATATATTTTTTCCGGTAGTAATAAAGTCTGTTTTATTGTGTGTTACAGATTTATCTGTTATTAAAGTTTCTCCTGATTCGCCTTTTAAAGCTAACCGTTGTTCTTCTGATAGGTTTTCAAACTTAATAACACCTTCTTCGCCTTTTTCACCTTTGAACAAATTTGGGTTTTCCGTAACATATGTTTGCAAGTCTTTTTCCAACTTAGATTTAAAGTTTTCGTCTAACAAACCTATTGCGTTTTCTTTCATGACATTTTCCACTAAGTTTTGCAATGAATCTAAATGTATTTCCTTCCCAATAGGTCCAGTCATACCACTGTCAGTAATTGTGAAGTAGAAATTGGCTACGTGAATACTATCGCTTTTGTTTGCTAAAAATAGTTTGGCATCCATTCTACCAGGATGTGCAATAACGTTATCTGATACCTTATATTGAATAACACCTTTGTCAGGTATCAGAATATCTAATGGTTCATTCGTAAAAATTGAACCGTCTGAACAGAATAGATCTAATCTAGGTAACATATCTGTTTTATTAAAATCTAAAACTTGGTTATTATCTTTAATTGTAATTCTAATGTATGCACTACCGTCATCTTCGGTGTAAAAATTAGCGCCAATAAAACCGTTCTCAGCCGTGCTAACATTGATATTTGTAGATACATCTGTCATTTTTTGTAACATATATACACCTCTTTTAATTTTAAAAAGGCTACCCACTGTCAGTGAATAGCCTTACTTATATTTATCCCGTATAAAATAAAGTCCTTTTAACCCTATTTTTTTGTAATAACTGTATATTGTGCTTGCTTGATGTTCACACCAACGAATGTCCGTTGCATATTGATGTGTAGCAGGGTTTTTAGGGTTCCAACGCATACGGTATAATGTATTTTGTCCTTTGTTAATGTAATCTTGTCTAACGAATTTAGCGCCACCGATAATCGCTTTTGCCGGTGTCGTCCAGCCACGATTTTTAGCAAAAGCTATCGCATTGTTAGGGTTGTTATCATACGCACCTATACCAAAGTAGTTATACATTCCATAACGCCCACTAGCAAAGTTACTTGTACCATTGCCACTTTCCAGCAACGCATGAGCGATTAAATATATCTCGTTAATGTTATATTTTTTACAACCGTCTGCGAATGCTTTACCTTGACCTGATAACGTTCCACGTCCTTTTAAGATAACGTTCAATTTAGATACGCTAATACCTTGATACTTGCCTAAATTAAGCATTTGGTATCTTTGTGATGAGCTATTCCATATAGATGTAGGGTTCATCGCTGCACTAACAGCTGAACGGTTAGGGAAGTACCAACTATAACCATTACTTTTTTGTGGGTACCCTCTACTCATTTGTAAGTTAAGTGCTTGAGTAAATGTAAAGCCACTCTTTTCTACTGTAACCTTAGCCTTAGTTTGTTTTGGTGACGTAGTTTTTTTAGATTTAGAAGTGGACGGCGTTGTAACTGTCGGTTTAGTTGTTTTAGTCTCTTTGTCAGATTTAATTTTGATTATTTTTGTGCTTGTAGTTGTTACTATTTTTTCTTTTAGTAACTTATCTTTTTTGAGGTACATCTCAATAATCTTACTTTCGACTTCTTTGTACTTACTTTCATCAGGAATGCCGTTTTTTATCATGTCGTAATTGATTAAATCTTTCATTGAACGCCAAATATTAGGGTCTGCTTTAATTGTGCTTTCTGATAATTTAATTTTTGACCAACTCATTAACCACACACCATATATAAGTGTTTGTAATTGGTTTAGCATGAATTGACGTTTACTTTCTGTCTGCGCACCACAAACTTCTAGCACTAGCCAACCTGGATGTGAGGGTGCCTCTGTGTCAGGTGGTCTAGGCGTCCATATTTGTTCACGATCAATATAAACATGTGGATATTCATCTTTGCTGACAAATCTATTACGTTGCAGATACAACTCTTCAACATCGCGCAAATGAGGACACTCTTTGATGTATATACCTTTAGGCTTAGTCATCAAATTGCCGTCATCTACGATTAAATGGTCGTTGTATTCTAAATCTTTATCCAGAGAGTATAGAAAATCAGTGTATTGAACTTTTTTTACTTTTTTTGTTGTTGGTTTTGTTTGTTCAGTGGTATTCTTGTCCGGTGTAGGCGATGTACTAGGTACAGGTTTAGTAGGCTTAGTTGTTGGTTTAGGTTTCTTTTTAACTTCTTTTTGATACGGTGGTCTAACAAACCCACTGATACCGTAATAACTATGTTTTTCTAATGAGCCAGGAGAACCTGTATAGCCGTTAGCATTTCGCCAATTTTGGTCAACGCTAGTAAAATAACTACGGTTACTTGGTCCTACAACCACAGCTGTATGACCTACACCGTTATTAAATGAAGCAGTACCCCATACAGCCATATCGCCTGGTTTGGGTACAAAACTAGCTGTATTTCTGTAAAATTTAAACCCTCTAGGATAGCGATACCATGCCATAGCAATAGCGTTCCCTGTTGTAAAAAAACCCCAATACCTTTTGAATATATAGTTGGGCAAATCCCAACATTGTGCGCCATAATATCCATCGACATCAAGTCTTTTTCCTATCCTACTTCTCGCCCATGCTGCAACTTCTGATGCGGTAGGTTTCCGTTTTCTAGGGTCTGGTAGTCCCATTTATCCACCTCCAAAATAAAAAGCCGACTAATTAAAGTCGACTTAAAAAAAGACTTGTGCAAACGCAAAGGCAGCACCCACTAAAGTACCGGCCAAACCTATGAGCGCTACTATTATTTGAACACTACCTTTTTGTTTTGTTTCTATTGTTCCTTGAATGGTTTCTATTTTTTCGTCATGAGACATGACTTTGTACTTAATATCAGTCATTTCATTACCTACGTTGGTCATGACTTTAGTTAAGTCTTTGATGTTGTGATTGGTCTCTTTTTGAGCCTCATAGGTTTGCCGTTGTAATGTTGTTTGTGTCTCAATTTTCGTTTTTAATTCGCCTATTTCTTTAATGTTCTTTTTATCATTTTCGTTAATCTTTTCGTAAATATCGCCGTTTGATTTAACCCATTCGTGACGTAGTACATACTTATTTTCGTCTGGCATATAAGTCAGCACCTCCAACAAAGGACGCAACAAAACCTGTTGCTGACATTAGCCCCATATGTACAGTGGTTAACCAGTTGATTGAGTGATAAATACTTGCACTGGTCATCAAAAAATAAAGGATAGCTGACAAAAAACCACCTAATGTAATAAGTTTGCTAAAATTAGTGTTTTGATCACTTGATGCAAGGAATACTGATGAAATCATTACGATTAAACCTGCAAACATCACAACAATTCCCCAACCCCAAATAGGCATAATATGATGTAACGCTAGATAAAAAGAACTATCATCTAAAACGTCATCTTGTTCTTTGAACCAAAAAAAGCCTCTTAAAAACTCTCTAAAACCATAACTAAAAACCATTATTGCTGCTATGGTTTCGGCCAGTGTCAAATCTTTCATATTGTTTTTCATATAACACCTACTTTTATCCAAAATAAAACCACCAGCTATTCAGCTAGTGGCTCGTAATCTTGACCGGTAATCTTTTTATATTCATCTACTGTTATCCATTTAACTGTAACAGATTGCTTAACTTTTTCTAACGGGAATAACCCCATTTTATAGTATCGTTCAACTATTCTGTACATCATCAACACTTCCTTTTCCAACCAATAATTCTAATACGGTAGCCATATCTTTTTTGACGTTTTCGATTTCTAATTGCGTGCTTAGTAATTGCTCCGATAAATTAGAGATAAGAACATCTTTATCGTCAATCGGTTCAGGTGGCAATTCTTTTTCAAAAACCTCTTTTGACTGACCTATCCATTTCTGACCGTCAAAGTAAATCGGCGTGTACATACCGTCATCTGGTTTGTTTTCCGTCCATTTCTCAGAAGGGTACTCATATTCACCCTCTTCATTCATCGTTACAATGACCGGTTGTCCGTTTTTCCATAAATAAACTATTTTCAAAATATCACTCCTAATTTATCCAACTTACTTGAGCGTAGATATAATCTTTTTCTTCCCAATCTCCAGTAATCGACGATTTATAAAATAAGACATCGCCAGTAGGGTTAATAACTAAAAAACAACCCGGTTTACCTATTGGCGTTCTGACAGAAAATGATTGCGCGTTTTTTACCATATCTTGTGGCAATCTGGCAAATATTTGACCGCTAAAAAGGTTACTAGCGTTGATACGTAAATGGTTTGTTGTTACACCATTCTGAGTTACTATTCTGTATGAGCAAGGATAACCATTTCTTTCTGTATATTCAGTGTTAGCATACGCTCCATTGACTAAAGGTAAATTTATCCAACCCGTATCTTTAAAATCATTTATCGATTGCCACGGTAACCAGTCTCCTGCTTTCGTGCGCACGTGTACCTCATTTGAAAAATATGGAGTGTATATAAATTTCATATAATTTGCATTAGTATAAATTACGATAAGCATGCCATTTCGTATAGTTGTCGGTCCGTTTGTAGCGTTATATAAGTAATAAAAGCCGGATTTAGTAATCTGAGTAGGGTTGTCAAAATCTAAATCAGAAACTGAGATAGTTGTGCCGTCACTATTTGTCAACGCAGCCTTTTGCCAATCGTAACTACCCATAAGGTTATCTACATCGCTTTTAGTTAAAGCACCATTCGTTTGAAAGTCGTTTACTTTTTTATCAATCAAGTTATTAGCGTCTGTTACCTTTGTATCAAAAGTTTGTGTGTTTTGATCAACTGAGTTTTGAAATGCGGTTTTAGCGATTTCAAAACCACTTTGTACATCATTCTTTTTACTATCAATTTGTGCTAAAGATAACGTTGTTTGCTCTTCTATGTTGTTTAAAGCACCAGCTTTATTTGTATTAATTGAATTGATGCTATCGTCTTTAGCTTTTTGGATAGCTTGTGTTGCACTTGTAGATAGTTGTTTGATTGTATCTATCAAACTTTGAGTGCTGCCAATATCTTTTTTGAGTTGTTCTACTTTCTTTTCTAATTCGTCACGCAAATCATCAAACATGCGAATGTAACTAACTTTGATATCGCCACTAATTTGATTAACTAAACTATCTTTCACTTCAAATTGGAAAGTACCTAAAACGACTGTATCATCTTTATCTTCGTTTTTATAATCATTAAGCGATAGATAAATCTCTCCTAAAACAGTTGAGTTTGTCACACTTTTCAAAAACCAAGGTGGCACTGTTACACCAATTAAACCTGTCATAGGGTCGATAAATTCAACATCTAAAACGCCAGATGTGGAAGGTCTATCGCCATTTTTTACAGTATTCTGTTTAAAAAAGGCATACCCTTTAACGTTGTTTGTGCTGATTAGTAAGGGTAGATTATCTTTTGTTACCCTAAATTGGAACTGCGCTGTATTTTTATCTAAATTATAAAAACCGATACCCCTATCAGATATCGGTTTTAAATACACTTCTTCTTCTAAATCAATTTTAGCCACTTTTTCTAATTCCATTATTTAACACCCCACAATACTAATGCAATTGCAAAACCGCGTTCTTCATTATATGGCGTTGTAACGGCCATTACACGCCCTTTACCGCTCACGTTATCTTTATATCCAATTCCAGCCTTACCATTGATTAAATCGCCTGCTACGACGTCTTTTTCGACGTTTGTATAGATCTGACCAATTAATCCTACTGTATTCCATTCTGGACGTTCAGAACGTGATACGTAAGGTAAATCTTCATTATAGTTAGGATTCTCGATTGGTTCATCTCGCCATTCAAACACTGGGTTACCGTCTACATCTTCAAACTCTCTTTGAACACGCTTAGTCAACGTCATACCGTACTCATTTTGTAAATATCTATCTTTATGATGATATGTTTTATCATTAGCCACGAGTGCTGCAGTACCTGATATAACACCAATCGGTTCATCGTTCGGTTGCGCTTTTCTGATTTTATCGCCGTCTAAAGTAACAATGGTACCTAACTCAATAGATTGACCGCTTTGACTTTCGAACAACTCTGCGATATCGGCATTGTTTTGCGTTAGTTTACCAGCTAAGTTAAGGTTACCTTGTAAGGTATTAAGGTCTACCTTGATATTTGATGTTGAAGGAGATCCTGTACTAGAATAACCTGCAACCACTCTATAACTTCCAGGCGATTTTACATTTCTACTATTAAATACAGTTTGTGTGTGGGCTTCTTTATCAGTTTCAGATGAAAGTGAATTAATTATACCACTTCGTGAACCATAAGCCTTAGAACTCATTCCAGAACCTAAAACGAATGAACGTGGACTATACGCTCTACTATTACCAGTTGTTGCTAAAACTACACTTCGAGGATCTACTGCAGCAGAACCTGTTGAACCTGCACTTAAGCCACCTTTTAATACGGTAGGTACTGTTTTATACTTTTCATTTGCAATAACTGCAGCATTTGAATAGTCATCTGCAGTAATACCACTTATCACAGTTGTATTGTTGTATGTTTCAATACCGTTACCTGTGCCACGCCCTTTTAAATTACCATTGATAATTTTTAAATCGTATATTCCACCACCACTCGCAATACCAACTTTAGGTGATGAATTGTAGATGTTAACATTACTTAAGATAAAACGCTCGCCTCGATTATCTCCACCAAAGAATTTGATATCTTGACCGGCAGTTGTAAAACCAGTAACTGTAATATTGTTAAGAATGACATTTTCAGCCATAAACTGAACCGCGATAGCAGGTAAATTACTGTCAGTTTTACCGTTTGCTAATTTACTAAAATCACTATCGCCAATCGCGGTAAAATTATTAACCGATACGTTTTTGTAAGCACTAATTAACAATGCTCTAGGCGTTGTACCTGGATATACGCCGTTGTATTTAGGTCGTAGAGCCACGCAGTTGTTTAATGATACATCATAGGCTGTTTTAGATTTAGCGTCCGTTTTTGCTCTGTGGTGGCCAATATGTCTAATGTTATAAGCTCTTGTATCCTCAATTGATAAATGATTATTTACAAACACGCATCTTGATGCACTTGCAGGTGCATGGGCTTTGATTTCAACACCACCGAAGTTGCCTTCTGTTCTATTATCTGATAAGAACACAAATTGTGAACCGTCATCAATTTCAATACCGTTGTTATTCCCACCAGTAATTGTTGGATGATGAGCATAACAATTAGTAATCGTGATATAACGTGAATGATGGGTAGTGATAGAGTCATCACCACAAGCGTATGTTTCACAATTATCAATATGAATATGTTTACTTTCTAATGCGTATGGAACTCTATTTCCATCACCTTCATAGTAGTAATCATCATTTGCATAAGTTACGTCAATACAATGTAATAAAGCGCTATGCGATTTAACGTTGTAAATGTAACCATTCGTTACACCAGCAAATCGAATATTGCTTGAACGTGAACCACCAGTAGGTTTGAGTTTTTTATCTTGTCTAAACTTATTACCGTCAAATGTAAAGTTCTCTAAACTAATATTTTTAGCATTACCACTCATTTTTAAGTTAGTGATACCAATGTTCTCAGCTGGTGTACTATCCATAAATTTAATAGTGGTGATGTCTTTACCTTGTCCGACTAATCTTGAGTTGTTAGGCATTTTGATACCAGTTGTTAAATAAGTACCCGCACTCATCGTTACAAGTACATTACCAGTGCCTAACGCATCTTGAAAAGCTTTTGTACTGTCTTTTTGACCAGTTGGATCACCACCGAAGTCATCTACATTTACAATACGTTGTATCTTTTTGAGCAATTCGGCACGTAACTTTTCTCTTTCGTTATTCTCACGTAAAAAATCGTGATATAAACGATTGGATAGGTCATCAAAGTTTTGTGCGTCCATCGATGTTCTACTCGCTCTCAACTCTTGAACTCCGTCACCGTTATGTCCAAGCACTAAGTTAGTAATTTGCTCGTCTTGATAACGTTCATGGTCCTGTAAATTAACATCTTGCCCACTTTTTATTGTGTGCTTAATTTGTGATGATTTGTGAGCGTTCTTTTGATTTGTAACATGGTTTTGGTAATCGCTATCTTTTTTATCAGCCCATGATTTTATTGTTTCAAAGTTTTGTTCGACTTGAGATATAAAATCTGAACCAAATAACGAATGTAGTTTTGTTTTCAATTCGGATAACATACACAACCTCCTTATTCATCATAAAATTGATAGTAATCTTTAATTAATTCGTACATAATCACTTCATGCCCTTTATCGTTAAAATGAAGCCCGTCAGGCATGCTAGATTTTCTAAAAGCTGGACTGTATGGTTTAAAGCCTTCATATCGGTAAGCGTCGAATACAGGTATATCTAAGTCGTTACAAATATCTACTTGTACGTTAACGTAATCAATCAAAGTTTTACCTTTATCATTCTTATCAGTATCTTTACGTTTAACTTTAGAACCTTCCATATAACACTGTCTTGCAGGTGTCATTACCAATAATTTCGCTTTAGGGTTGTTCTTTTTAATAACTTCAACTGCACTACAAAAGGCACCGTAAAACGTTTTTATATCCGTTTTATCAGTGCCTATATCTATGTTTTTGACCCAATCATCATCAGTACCTTGTATGATAATTAAATCGCCTTTGATTTTAGTAGCTTGTTGGTAAATATCACTCATGGTAGCGCCACTTTCAGCAAGATTAGTATATTTTGCTTTAATCTTTTTAGCTAATTGTTGAGTAAAGTTGTTTTTAGCTAATGACCCTTTAGCAATACTATCGCCAATTGTACCTATGGTTTTAACCTTCTTGATACTAGATTTGCTTGAGAAATCATGTACAATTGTTCCGTTTGAAGTAGTTACGCTTTTGGCATTTGCTTTATCGAGTTTCGCTTGTAAATCATCTGTTTTACCCAATAAATCTTGTGTAGTTTTTGTATTGGCGTTTGTCTGAGATTGCATTTCTTGCTGTGTTTTAGCAGGGTTATTTGTTTTTAGGTTAGTAACATATTTAGCAGCTTTACCAACCGCTTTTACATATCTATCTTGCAATCTAAACTCACCTAGTACCAAGTCCATTTTTATGATATTTCCATTTATGTCACGTTTAGTTGTGATTTCGATAATTCTTAAATCAACATTCAAACCCATTAAATCATCAATCACTTTAACAACATCGCCGACCCTAGGTATAGCGTTTTTAAAATATTTTTTTAACAATACAAAATCGAGTGTTACAGATGTTTTGATACTATCATTAATAACCTTTTCCATACTCTTTTTTAAAGTATCTTCTTTTGTAATTCTTCCGTCTTGAACAGGTGGTGCATGTCTTTTACCGATAACATCAGCTAACGGTGATGTATATTCAAATTGCAAGCTTGCCTCGTTGTACGTTTGTTGATCTGTATAACCACCAAACCCCTTTATAAATGTAAAACATTTAGTAGCATCTTCTTGTATTTTGATATTATTAGCATTTACGCCCGCTTTTATCCAATACTCTGGTTTGTATTCGATGTAATCGTATAAGTGGAATGTTTTAGTTTTTGCGTCATATTCATATTCTAGCGAATATCGTTCCAAACCCTTTTTAAATAAATCAAGATTTGTATCACAATTACCAAGATTTTCAAATTTCGAAGATGATACTTTAGCATGTAAGTTATATTTGTATCCTGTACCTTTAAAAACTAAATCGAAATATGTTTTGCCAGTAAAACTACCGTTATAAATTTCGTACACACGATTATTATTTAGGTCATCAATTTCTACTGGTCTAGCTTTTATCGTTAATCTACTTTTTTGACCTCGAGCTTCTTTATCGAGCATTACAATACGATACTCGTTTTCATCTTCAGGTCCAGCAACGCCTGTTATCGTCCACATTTTTGTGATTGCACCAATAGCATCAAACGTACCTTTATTTTCGTCAATTACAATCGTTAACGTGCTATCTGTGTCAGATAATTTAGTGTTCAGTTCAGTCTCAACAGGTAAATTTTGACCGTAACCTTGTAATGTTTTTAATAATACCGTCATATCGTCACCCCTACATATAATATTCTTTGTGTTTGAACACGACTTTTTGCATCAACTTGGTACTTCTGAACGTGTTCCAACCAGGTATTAAAGTAGGGTTACGTCTGCTCACATTATAGGCATCAATGTTTAAACCGTTTCTGAAAGTGTGGATACCATCAAATTTAATAGTATCGCCCGCTTTTAACTCTAAGCCTTTGATATTAATAACATCACCACTTTCAACCATATAAAAAGTAGTACCGTTTTTATCATTTTTAGATACATTTTCTGCTAAAGTCACTTCAACTGTGCTATCTTGATTAATTTGATTGATTTCAACAGTACCAGCATAATAAACATTACATATTTTTGTATCATGGAAAGTATAATTACGTTTATTATCATTTACATTAAACGGTAAGTTATCCGATACCGCCCATTTTTCAACACTTCTACTTTCGCTTTCTAAATCAGTACTATATGCGATGCTTTCAAAATAAGGTAGCTCAATGGTTTCAAATTCAAGTTCAAACTCACCAGCTGTTTGCGTAGTATCGATTGAAATCGCACTAACTAGACCAACAAATATCTGCCTGCCGTCTACATAATCAAGTTCAAACTCTTGCGGTTGTGTGTTGAATATATCTTCATATTTAATAGATGTATCTGGTGTAGATAATTCACGTAAATAATAATGACCACGTAATAACGCTTGTAAATTTGACTTAAGATGTGTCACTTGAGCCATTTTGTCTACTTGATATCGCAATCTAAGACTAACTATTTTCTTTTCTTCATAGACAGAGTTAAAAAATCTACCTTGCGCGCCATTAACTGTACTGTATTCACGATCATATCCTGAACCTTTAACGTCATAGGATACTACTTCTAAAACTGAGCCAGTAAAAGTGTTATTACTGACTTTATACTTTTTATTATCTTTAATTATTTCTATGTCGTGAGCAATCAATAATAACACTCCTTTACAAGCCCATACTACTGTTTTTACCGTTTTGTTCTTCGATGTACGATTTAATATAATCAACATCGCCCTCATTACGAACTGTTATATTAACGATAGGTCGATTGTTTTCTTGCATGCTGTGTTGTACATCTTTAGTCATGTGAGCGTCCACACTACCATTTAACGAACCGCCTAAACCGTCTGTTAGTTCTGTTGATAATTCTGGTTTAAATGCCTCAGTTAAATTACTAGCTACACTACGGACTGCATTTACTGCTTTGTGTTGGTCAGCTAAGATACCCATTCCTAAGCCTTGAGATACATATTGACCTATACCTCTAAATACTCGAGAGGGTGAGTGTATACGTAAAACGCTTTTTGCTGCATTTACTGCGCTTTGTGCTACATTACGCGCAGCATCAACTACCCAAGATAAACCACTCTTGATACCGTTAACTAAACCACGCATTAAATCTAAACCAGCAGACACGAATTGACCAATAAAGTTTCTAACAGTGTTAACCGCTCTACTCATTCCTGATTGTACTTGACTAACCACATTGATAAAGCCACTTATTACACTTTGAACAAATCTAGCCATTGCACTGATGATAGCTGATACCCATTGCGCACCAACAGATATTACTCTTGATAACGCTTGAGCCATATGTGATGCAACACTTGATACCACTCTGATAAAACCGCTTATTACAGATGATACAAATCTGGCTAAAGTGCTTATGATAGAACTTACCCATTGCGCACCAGTTGATACAACATAGTTATACGCTTGTACCATTTTGTTCCAAACGGACTGTGCCATTTGGCCAAACCATTGCGTTACACTATTCCAAATTTGAGTGACATATTGAACGATTGCCGACCAAATTTGAGACCAACTTGTGATATTAGTACCGAGTATAGAATTTAGCGTGTTGAATATAAATTCGGAAATTTGAGTGAAAATTGATACGATTGTATTCCAAATTGTCGTCCAAACATTCTGTACAGTAGTTTGCAATGTCTGCCAAGCACCAGAAAAGTCGCCGGTAATAAATTGGATAAACGCAGTGAATAAGCCGACAATCAATTGTACTGCCGCTGAAATAATACCGCCGATTGCAGTGAATATCACTGAAATTGCAAGCCATAATGATTGAAAGGCTCCTATTACTAATTGGATAGCACCCATTACTAAGCCGCCTAGAACGTTCATGAACATTTGACCTAGTTGTTGTAAAATTGGCATAATCGGTTGTAATGTTTGTTGGATAGATGCCCACAATTGAGCAAACCAGCCAACGATAGAACTGATTGCACCAGAAACAGCATCTTTGATACCGTTCCAAGCACCTATAATCATATTTCTAAAGTCTTCGTTCGTTTTCCACAAGTATACGATAACGCCGACTAAAGCTAATATAACGCCAATAACTATGCCAACTGGACCAGTTAAAGCACTAAATGCAGTGCCTAATAATGGTAATAATCTGCCTATATTAGCTATTGGACTAACTAATAAGCTAAACGCACCACGTAAGATGTTTAATACGCCTTTTAGTATGTTGCTAGAAGCCATAAAACGTGCTATTTTGCCGATTGCTTGTAGTAAACTAACACCAAAGACGTTTGATAATACTGTTCCAACTGCAATAATTGGTGCTAGTAACGCCCACATAATGCCGGCTAGTATCATACCAATACCAACCATCTTAGCAACTGCTGGGTGTGTTTCAAATAACTTAGCGATAAACCCAGCAAACGCAGTTACCACACGTAAAATCACACTTGCAATAGGTGCCATAGCAGTGCCAAATGCAATTAATGCACGTACAATATTGCCAATTAATTGCATAATCACTGGACCATTTTGTTGTACATATTTAACGAATTGTTTAAAGCCTTCCGATTTACCAACTTGTTCAGACCATTCTCTGAATTTGCCGGTCATTTTAACTAACCAATCGAAGATGCCTGCACTATTTTGCGCAAATGCGACCATTAAATTACCGATACCGGCAAACACATTACCAAATATTTGCCCTATTTTAGGTAAATTGGTTTTTGTATACTCGATAAATGCTTTGATAGCGTTTTGACCTGCAACACTGTTAGCCCAGTTTTGGAATTTTTTGCCTAAACTGTCTAAGCCTTGTGCCACCCATAAAAACAACGGTCCTAATTGGGTAAATACATTAACCAAACCATCACCAAAACGTCCAGCAGCACTTAATAGAGTATTAAATGTTTTTACACCCGTTGTATTCATCATATTAAAGAATTTAGACGCCGTTTGACTGTTCTCAGCCCATTTAAGTACGCTCTTAGAGGCTTGTTCCATACCTTTAGAAACGCCTGCAAGGAATGGCTTCATACGACTTAAAGCAACGTTTACTGTGTTTAAACCGTTAGCTAAAGTATTAAATATCTGCGCTTGATTTTGTTTGATGATACTTTCCCATGTTGATTTAACTTGATCTAAAGACGCTTGATATCGTCTAGTTTCTGCGGTAGCTTGCAGTGTGCCGTCTTTAAGCATTTTCAAAGCACTAATTGCCATACCACCAAACGCAAAGGCGCCTGCACCTGCGATACTAAACGCACCTGCCAAACCTAATATACCGCCCGCTAATACGCCAATTGCATTTAATACAGCCATTAACGCTGGTACTAAACCAGCAATAACAGGTATTAAACCTTGAATACTAGCTATCATTAGTCCTCTGACTTGTTGACTAAAGACAGTACCAAACGTTCTTATTTTGGTAGCTAAAGCGTCCATTTTATTGCCATATTCATCTAAAGACTTACCTAACGCTTTAGTTAATACTTGCGCTCTTGTCATGCCCCGTGTATCAAAGTTAACGTGTACCGTTTTATCATGTAATGATGCCAACATTACTTTAGCGTTTATTACTGCACGCTTTAAATTGTCATTATCACCTTTGATATCGACTTGCTTATCGCGTAATCTTTGCAATTCTGCTTTGGCAAAAGATATCGCATGTTTAATAGGGTTGGTGTCTCCATCGATTTCCACCTTATGCTCTCGCCAACGTTGCGCCATTGCTTTGGCTCTTTGGAGATTACGTTGAAATTGATTGATGTTAGCTTTTATATCAGTTTCAATCTCATCTGGAATAGATGTTTTGGCTAAACTTTGCGCTTTTCTAACGTTGTTCTGAAAATCACGTATATTAGCCATGATGCGAACCATAAAGTTTTTATCCACTTATTCACTCTCCTTTCTGTTTTTGTTGTTCTAGCCAACGTTTAGTACCTGATTTGAATAATTCACGTCTACGTTTTTCATGTTCAAGTTCTGCACGTTTAATACGTTCATAACTACCAGGGTTGCGTATTTCAAATCGTTGACGTTCAATATCTCTAGTCATTCGTTTTAATGATTTACCAGCTTGTACAAGGCCGTTAGCTTGAGCAACTTGTATCATTAACTCCTTCTGATCTAAATACTTATCTTGACCACCTATTATCCAATCTTTCCATTCGTTAGGTGTCATCATCATCAATTCGTTTTCAGGCAAATAACCTATAAACCTACTCGTTAATTGTCTTATTTCTGAATAGTTGAGTAAGGTTCCACGTTCATGATTTCTTTGTAGTTCTCTTTCATGAACTCGATACCAGCTTTCGTTGTTTCTTTGTCCTCGCCCTTCGCCATTTGAGGTGCTTTGTTCATTTGCGTCCAGAACCCTCGAGATTTTTGCTTGAAAAAACCACTATTATTTAATACGTCTAAAGCGCCTTGTAATAATTCGAGTGTGTCTTCTTTTTCTTCAATGATTTCAATTAAAGCTGTTTCAATTTCATCTCTAGAAGGTGCATTTTTACCTAGATATGCAGTAGCGCACTCCCAAAAATTAGCAATTGCAACCGTGTCGCGTTCCAAAATACCGTTGTAAATCACATTAAAACCAGGTGTAGTAACCGTTTTGCCGTCCTTATCTTTCGTATCTTCTGCAAACTTCTTTGCTTTAATGTCAAACGCAAATAATGCTTTAGCTTCTACTTCATTATCATTGATTGTAAGCGTTGTAATTGGATTAAATTCAGTCAAAATGTATACCTCTTTTCAAATTTTATATAAAAAAATAAGGGGACACACGCCCCCTAATATTAAGAACTCGTTGTTTTAGCTTTAGATTGGTCCTCAAAGCTACCAACTTTTTCTGCAAAACTTTCGTATTCAACAGTAGGTGCGCCTGCTGCTTCAAACCATTCTGGTGGTAGATTAGCTTCAGTTCCTTCTGCTGAGTTCCATTTAACTTTTAACGTTAATTCAATTTTGTTATCTTCATCATCGAACGACATTTCGTAACTTTCTGGCACTGTGTAGGCAAATACACCATGATATTTACCATCATCACGTTTGTTACGTTCATATAACCATACACGAAGTTGTTCGCCATTTTTAATTGCTGTTTTAACTTGTTCAATTCCTTTGTCACCAGGAATATTACCGATAGTGAGTTTAAACTCTTCAGAAACGGCATTTACACCATAATCTGTTTTACCGCCACGAATGATTTCAGCCAGGTCATTCTCAATTGTGTGGCCACCTTCTTGTAAGTCAGCTAATAGCAAAGCATCAGTTGGATCTAATTTATCTTTAGCTGGTCTAACTACTGCTAAGTAATTCTTTTGAGCCATGCTTACACTTCCTCTCTCTTAGTTTTATGTCTGAAATTAAATAAAAGTCGAATTGTGCCGTGCTTAGTAAACCTATCTATATCAGGAAATACTGATTGGCTATCAATTCGACTGTATCTAAATTCGTAATTATCTATTTCAATTGGTTTGTTCAACACATAACCAATGGCGCTAATTAATAGCTTGGCCTCGTACTGCGTTGGATATTGCGAATATACATGAAAGACGATACCTACCGTCTCGCGCATATTTGCACTGCTTTCATTATTAGTGACGTTGCTCTCACCCACAACAATGTATGGGTATCGCACATCATCTTGAACGACATCAAAAACCCTATCACCAACTAATTTGTTAATGATAGGGTCTGTTTTTAATGTTTCGTATAATCTACTTGTAAATTCAGGTTCAACCGATACCCACATATTCTAACCGTCCTTTATGAAAAATATTTATTGAACACCTGACGTCCAGCGTCTATTGCAGGGTTCCAAAAAGGTTGAGCGTGTTGACCTTTAGTAGTGTGCCATTTACCGTCTGCGTCTTTATAGGACCAAGGATTTTTTTTGGCACGAGAGCCACCAGGACCTGTTGCATAAATCCCAGTCCCGTATTCAACGTATATAGCATAGTCTGCACCTACATTTATTACACCGGTCAAACCACCATTAGTGAATTTGAAATCAATACTTTCTTTCAAAAATCCTAAGTCAACTGGCGCTAATGCTACGGCAGTGTTATATATCTTCATTGTGGTTTTAGCTATACCTTTTTTTGCCCACTTCTCGACGTTTTTTTGGTACCGTTCCAACTCAACGACTAAACTATCTGCACCATATTTCACTTTAGCCATAAGGTGCCTCTTTAAGTCGAATTAACTTAATTTCATGTTGCCCACCCTGGTCGACAGGTTCACCTACAATACCAAAGATTTTACCCTCGTATTTAAAATAATCGTTATCGTTTATTGGTAGGTCATAAGGTACATATAGGTTTCTGTCGTATTCAGATGACATTTGATGATATTTAAGTTGTTCTGAAGTTGTAGGTGTATCCATAAAGCCTTTTATAATTTTTTCGCTCTTGTAGCGCTCTTTTTTAAACTTGAAATCACCTATTACTTCAATTCGACCTTTTGAAATAGCGTGTGGAAACTCATCGTATGGGTTAAACATGGTAACCACTCCATCTTAGTTTTTTGAATGGTTTTAAATGGTTATATGTCGCTTCAGGCATTTCAGTTACAAAAGTATAGCTAACCGTACCCATAGAACGTGATGAGATATTGCCGTTTGCACTATATTTAATACATTCAGCAATAAATTTCTCAACGCCAGTAGGTAAATGTTTAACGTCAAAAGTTTGGTTGCAATATTCTTCTGCTAACTTCAAATACTTAGGGATAAGCGCATCTATTTCATCGTCATGTGAAGTGTCATCAACAGGCGTTTGATTGAGCATTTTTACATCAAGTGCATCCATTATTCTGCACCTTCTAATGCGTCGATAAGTTCAGTCTTTTTCATATGAGAAAAACCTTCAATATCACGCTCTTTAGCCAACTCTTTCAACTCTGATGCTTTCATATCAGAATAGTTAGTTTGCTCTTCTACGCGCTCTATTAAAGGCTTGTTTTGACGGTTATTATCAGTGGATAATTCAGTTAATCGTTCTTTACTTACATCTAAACCAGTACGTGGAAACGGGTCTCCTACATGATACGCATGGCTGTTGTCTTGTAAGTCTGTAAAATACTTGATTACTTTATACGTCACTATTAATCACTCCTTATGCTCCAGTGCCTGCACCTTTAGTAATCTTAACTGCTTTACTTTCATCGTAAAGGTAAGCTACATAATGTTTATCACTGTATAAATAAGTTGTTTTAGTTGAAGGGTCACGGTCTGGTTCTAAGAAGAAATCACGTTTAGTGATTAGTTTAACAGCACCTTTTTTAGCTAAAATAGCTTCTCCTTCGTTTAATTTTTTAGAACGTACAATGATAGCACCTAAGGCCTCACCAAACGCACCTTTAACGATAATATCGTCACCTAATTGTGTTGCGCGAGTGAAGTTTTCAGATGCACTAGCACGTAATTTACCAGCATCTTTAGGATTTACAAATAAAACCATTGGTTCTAAATCTTCATCTTCAAATTTATCAATTGCAGTTTCTAAACCAGCCAATGTACCCACATCTGCACTAACTGTTAATTTTGTACCTCTTAAAGCTTCTAGCACATCGTCATCAACTTTGTTTGCAATAGCCAAACCATGTTGACGTACTGCCTCGCCTTGAGGGTCACCGTAACCTGATAGTAAAGCCTCATCTGTGATATGTGTACCTTTACCAATTTTATGAATTTTAGCCTCACGTTTGTTTGTTTCGATTTTGTCTACTGGAATTTTTTCACCTTCCGGTACGACTGTTGCATCTCCACTGTATACAAACGCAGGGAATGTGATTGTATCTCCGGGTTGTCCTACTAATGTATTATCAATTTCTGCAAAAGATGCTAAACGTAATTTTTTATCTAATTCAGCTTGCATCATTGGCGCTAATACTTCAGGTACGATTTGCGTACTTAATGTTGTTGTTCCTTGAGCCATGTTATAACCTCTTTCTTAATATTATTCGACTAATTTGTCGTAAGTAGCACGATCGTTAATAAACAATTCGGTACGTTCCGCGACGCTCATGCTGTCGAATTGTTCTTTTGTAATGCCTGTTTGCATCGTTTCGCCGTCTGCAGGTTTATTACCTACCGGCTTGTTATCGGCAAATAAATAAGGTTTAGCCTCTTTAAGCGTTTCAATAGCTTTATCTAAACCTTTTACAGTGCCATCGTCTTGCAATTCCAACTCATCTTTGTTGATGAAAGCTAGAATGTCGTCAGCATCATTTGCCTCTTTAGCAACGGCCAACTTAACAGCGTTATTCAGTTGTGATTGTTTGTACTTATCCTGCCACTCTGCATTACTTTGTTTTACTTCTTCGAGTTCTTTTTGCAACTCGCTATCATCTTTCACAGAGTTTTGTAATTCGACAATTTGATTGTCACGGTTAGTAATCTCAGCTTTAAGTTCCTCGATTTCTGCGTTTTTATCATTTAAACGTGAACGTGGAACCATTCCGGATTTACTTTCGTCGATAGCGTCAATCACTTTCTGCTTATCGATTTCGCCGTCTTTAAATTGTCCGAGTAATGCGTATAAGTCCATGTGTTAATTGCTCCTTTTACGTTTTTAACGTGTTACGACACGAAAGATTTGTATAAAAAAGAAGCCTTTTAACGACGGTGCTAAGGTCGAGTGATTACTATTTGCGTTTATTCTTCTCCCACTCACGATATGTCACGAATGGAATAACTCCGTCATCTTTCGTTCTCATGACAGTAGGTAATTCATCTTCATCGAAGTAATATAATAATTTACAACGACAACCGATATTCTCTTTGGCGCTAGCCACACCTACAAACAATTTAGGTGCTTGTCCGATACAGCCAGACGAGTGGAAGTTATCATCAATATCAATCGCTTTTCCATCTAAATGACGATGTGTATCACGTGTTCTATTATCTTTAGTGGCTAACCAACGTTTTTTCATTCCGGTTAAACCGTTATCTTTAGCGACTTTTGCACTATCCAAACCAGCTTGCGACATTGCTCTACCTGCTTCTATACGTGCTACACGTTGTGATTGTGCTTTTGTCATACCTATATCATCACGTAACACTTTAGCTATCTTAGAATAACCTTCACCGCTCATAATGCCTTGCGTGATGTGTATACGTATCTTTTTAAGCACTTCATCGCGATACTTTTGTAATGTAGGCACCAATTTAATAAATTCAATCGGTTGCTCGATTGCTTTATTAATTACAGACGCAGTAGGTACATCAAACTGCATAGATGTTTGACTTGCCATTTCATACAAATAAAGGCTCATCAAAAACTTTTCAATATAAGCGTTTTGTTGCGTCTGGCGGATAGTTTTAGCAACTTTCCTGTAATCTTCTGTTAACATCTCGCCTATTCTGATAAGTTCTTTATTGAGCCTGTTGTATTTATTAAATTCAGTCCATGTTACATGTACGTCATCAGACTGGTACCTTTCAAACATATCTGCTATTTCTTGTTGTATTTGTTTTAATCTACGTGAAAATAGTATTTCTAATTCGCTTTCTGCTTGCTTGATTAGTTGGTTGATATAGTTATCGATGTCATTCTGGTTGTTTATCTTCGGATTGCTTTTGTTCTGGTTATTCTTGCTCGCCATTCACAGCACCTCCGTCATCGATATCTGGCAACTGTCGGTTATATTCCATTTGCTCTTGGTCAATGCGTTCCAATTCAGCTGTTGGATCATCTACCCACGGATGGTGCTTAACAATCGTTTCTTTAGACAATATGCCAGTCGATTGCACGGCAATTTGAGAGCTTTCTAAATCGTTCATCATTCTGTTAAGACTAAACGTAATTTCGATGTCTTTCGGATCTATCTTCAATTTGTAAAAATCGATGATAAACTCAATCAACTCTTGAATAGCAACAGTAGCTTTATTCTTTAGCTTGTTTGCTTTCAAATCTAAATTACCGTATAAAAATTTGAGCGCTATACCACTAGGTGCAGAGCCGAATTTATCTGTTTGGAAGTCGACACCCTGGCCAAACTCCATGATATTCTGACGCATCATATCAAGGTATTCTTTTGTACTAGCGACTGGCACCTCAACTTGTATCGTTTCAACGCCACCTTCACTATCTACATTGATTGCTTTATAGTATTTTAAACCTTGCATAAACTCTTTGAGGTTTTCGCCCTCATAACCACGTAAAATGTAGATTAACTCTGCACTCTCATCAAACATGTTTTGCGTATCAGATAAACGTTTATCGATAGCATCAATAATTGTTTTGTATTGCCAAATATCAGATGCCTCTTCTGAGTTGTTTTTGAATGGAATAAATGGCACGCGACCCCAACTGCCATTTGAGAAGTGCGTTTGCTTGTTGTTCTCGCCATAATAATAATCATTGATTAATGACCCATTCTCATACACATAGTATGTAACATCAGTATCGGTCCAATACTCTACTTTAGTTTCATCATTTAATTTAAACACACGTATAAAAGCTTGTAGTGTATCCCTCTTGCTATCAGTCCAAATTGGTATAGATTGTTCGGCAGGTACTCTGAACAACTTGAAATCACCATTCTCGTCAATATATGGTTGGACCCACTCAACACCTTTGTTACTTGCAGCAGTGAGTACATCAATTAACTCATTATCCCAACGATTATCTAGCACCTGATGTATCGTATCTAGTACCTTTTCGTTCTCGCATGAGTAACTAACCGGGTTTGTGACAAGATATGCTACTTTTTGGTCAACTAAATTTTGATGATAGTTAGTAGTAATACGCCAATCTGGTTTATCTATGTCAAGATTGCCGTCTAAATCGTATTTATACTTTTGTCTGTAAATATCGTTATCTTTATCGTAATAGCGTTGCCCTGTTGATATACGCTCAATATCTTTCTGATGATTTTGCACTAATCGCACAATCATCTCTTCCTGCGTTTCAACTTTAGGCGCTAACTGTTCTGTTATTTCTTCGTAATATGGTCGTTCCCATGGCCAACGAATAGTAATCACCTACCTTAATATATTCATATGATTTTGACGCATATCACGTTCTAATGCGTAACGTGTAGCATCAATCGTATGGTTGTCTTTATCTTCTAATCTTGGTTTGACGTTACCGTCTTTGTCTGTTTCGTAATCAATATTTTCAAATTCTCTTGCTATATTAGGCGTACGTGTTGGATCAATCACAATAGCGTCTAAATCATCAAGCCATTGTTCCCCATGTTCCACACTATCCGGACCTTTCTTAACACCTTTAATACGTCTGATGCCATGTTCTTGCTTTAACTCTGCAATAGATTTAGGTTCTGCACTATCTGCGTATATCTCATCAGATTGATAACCTTTCTTCTTCAACCAATTACCAAACTCCCTATTGCTTATTTGCACGCCATAGTGTTCATCAACTGCGTAGATAATACGTTTCTTTTTATCATAATGCCAACGTACAAAAGCTAAAGGATCAGTAGCATAACCAAAGTCAACTGCGTTACGGATATTATCGAATGAGTTATATAAGTCGTCTGGTATCTTCTCAATACGCAGATTGTTGAACGGTACAACACCGCTACCAATTGCTTCTCCCAGATATTCCCAACGATACCTTAATTCATTACGTTGTTTAGCACTCTCTGCCTCTTGTATAAACTGTTTAGATATAAAAGGGTTATTCAAGTAAGTTGAGTGATGTACAAACGTATTATCTGGTTGGAATGACGTTTCATATTTCTTGTTTGCCCAGTGTTGTTTACGCTTTGCCGGGTTATACGAGAAATAGAATTTGTAGAATAAGCCTTCGTCTAACTCTCCACGTAACATTGAGTTGGTAATAGTAGTCACTTCATCTTCTGTTTTAAATTCGCCCAATTCTTCTATCCACATAATAGAAAAAGGGAACCGACTATCTTTTAACGACTTTAATCGTTCAGGGTTCTGCGCCCCTCTGAAGATAATTCTGTTCCCCCTTGGTATGAATGTGATTTCCATTGGCGATACTTTAACTTTGAATAAGTGAGATACTTTCTGTTCTTCAATCGCCCATTTTATCTGTTCAAATACAGACGTTGCTAACGTGTTATCTGTTTTACGCACAACTACGGCATTCATTGGATAACGCATAATCAGTTGAGTAATGATGATGGATATATCAGATGACTTACCACTACCACGTCCACCTTTCGCCACTACGTTGAGTATGTCAGGGTTCTTAGTTGCTCGCCATAAATCGTGGAAGTGCTTAGGTATCAGTTGGGATAAGTTAAGTAATGTCGTCATTGAATTGTACCGTCGCATTCGTTTCGATTTGTTGGCGTTCAACCGGGTTGTAACCTGTACGATCTAATATATCTTTAGACGCTTGGAACCTAACCAACTCACTCTTAGCGTTAAGCAAATCAATCATTGTTTGCAAAGCTTTAGGTACTTGGTTAGATAAATGTTCTACTTGATACCCTTTGAACCCTTCTCTAAATTTTTCATTATTCTTCCAACGAGATATAGTTGAACGGTTAACGTCAATTTCTGACGCAATCTCGCCTTCGTTTAAATTCGTTTCGTTCTTGAGACGTATATATTCTTGTTGTTTTTTTGTTAATTCTAAATATGCCCCGAATGTTGCATTGTTTTGCATGTTTGTCATGTCATATATCACACGCCTTTACGTTAAATACTCTTTAAATTTGTAATAAAAAAAGACTACCCGAGTTACTCTCGAATAGTCACATATGGGAGGTAATTAATAATGCAAAATCAAGTTTATCCAGAAAGGAGAAAAAGCACCTACCCAACGGATAGGCACTCAAGCAATCAGTGGCTGGCCAATACGACCATTACCAAACTTAATCACTTTCATTGAGAACTAACCAGCTACCTCAAAACGAGGGTTCGTGTGGATAGTTCTTACACAACAATTATATAAAATAATTTTACTCTTTCAAAATAGTGTCATTTCAGTCATTTTCGTCATTTTTGTCATTTATGTCATTTTTGTCACTGTAACAAATATATTTTTTCTGCTAAGTCATCCTTACGTGCTAAAAAGTTAGTTCTATTTAATCGAGAGTTTGGCATATCTTTTATTATTTCATCTCTGCGTCTGCCTTTTTTTAAGTGGCTTAAGAATATGAAATCGACATGACCTAATTTTTGCTGCGATTGATTAATAAACTCTACCTCTTCTAACATTTGAGCATGACGCTTACTCATTCTCTCACGACGTATAACAGCGTTCTCTACCTTACTACCGTTTTGCCCCTGTGGTTTAGGTAATGTCGCTTGTATACCATATTGTGCAATCGAATTACTATCACATTCTGGTATAACAGTAACTAGATATTTACACGTCATTTGGTAGTTATCAATCATGTTTAGTATTGCTTCTTTAGAATACATTAATCTAATGCCTCCAATTTGGGTGTTAATTCCATTACTTTTCCGCCGTACTTTTCAGCAGTTTCTTTAGCTAAACTTTCTAATTCAAAATTACTGGCACGAAATACATCTTTTGTGAGTGCTGGCATTGACTGAAATTTACGAAGGTAACAAACGTCATTTATTTTTATCACGTATCTTTTATTCACTTACGTTCCCCCTTACTCTTCATACATATCCATACTAGATAAGCGACTGGTACCAATACTATCCACCAAGTCATCGTTTTACACCATTCAAATCTGTCTGATCACTCTCTCTAGCAAAGTCTTTAGGTGCATCAATATCATCTTCACTCTGCAACTTAACGATAACTTCGTTAGTTATATATTTGCTTAGTTCATACAATGCGATGATGAACCATATTTTTAGTATGCGTTTAATCATTACTACGCACCTCACTTTTAAAATTAATATCTTTTACAGTGATACTATTATGATCTTCTAATAAGTAATAATAACTAGATAAGAAATCTGCTATAACTATAGGATGCTTAACAGCCATTCCTTGTTGAGTATTAACTCCGGACAATTTTAAAAAATACACGTCGCTATAATTGATTACTGAACAATCACCGACAATCAAGGTGTCATCTTCTATTTCAAACTCAATGCCTTTGCTAATTAATTCTGAAGTTATTATTTTGAAATCACTCATTCCGTTCACTCCTTATCGAATATTCCTAATTTTTTATATTCATCTTCTAGCCAACGCCAATTCGTTTTAGGTGGTTTAATACAATTTAATAACCCTTTGACTTCGACTTTCTCTTTAGCTTCTTCTTTACTCTCTGCCTCTACCAACGTCATACGTTCATTCTCTCTAGGTTCTTCTACATTTACATGCACATGGCCTGTGCTGTCTGTAAATTCTCTGATTAGGTATTGCATTATTCTACAACCTCTAAAATCTCATGTTTCATTCTGTATTCTTTGACAGTACCATAGCAGCGTTCTGCAATATCCATAGCACTATCTAAATAAGAAGTTTTAATAGCTTTTTCTATGTTTTTAGTGAAACTGTATACATTTCCAAATGCATTTGTTGATACGTACAAGCCACTCTTTATTTCAATGATATATTTCTTGTCATTTTGATTATCTTCCATTCCCACTCACTCCTTATCCCATATATAATCAGCTTTAATAACATCTGGTAAAATATCATAAGCTGGTTTTTTTCTCGCTTTTTTTGATATTCACTTTATCTACTCCTCGTTACTCCTTACCAAGTATTCTTTTAATCTCTGTAATTAAGTATTGTGTCATCTTTCTAACACTCCATAATCTACACCAATAGGATAAATCAGTAGAGATAAAATATTTAATATTATTCCCAACAAGAAAAAGAATAACAATCCTTTTTTAGATAGTTGTTTATTAGCTATTAAGTCGACTGTAAAAACTGATAAACTTACAATCGACCCTATAAAACTCACGCAAAATAACGTTGCTATAACGTACCCTGTCACTTCCCCAACACCTCTTTTACACGTTGATATATGTCCTTACTCCCCTGTGCTTCCGTATGCTCCACGTTCTGATTCTTCGTCAAACTCTTGCACCTCCGTTGGCTCTGGCAACATCACTGGTGTAACGACTAACTGTGCTAAACGTGTGCCTGCTTTAACTACGATTGCCTCATCACCGATATTGTCTGTGATAATTCCAATTTCTTTGTTATACGTGTGATCAATTGTTCCAAGCGCTACACGTAACTTAGTTTTAAGTGAATTACCTGAACGTGGTCTCACTTGCGCCTCATATCCATACGCTAAATCAATAGCAATGTGTGTAGGTACTACGACTGTACTATGTGCTGGAATAGTTGTATCTTCTGCTACATATAAATCTAATCCACTATCTGTCGGATTTGCTCTTGTTGGCAAGATTGCATTTTCTGATAATAATTTAATTGGTAAAATTGACATTTATTGTTCCTCCCTGTATTTATCTACAATTTTTGTGATTTCATGTGCATAATCATCAGGCGCTACTATATAGTCAATGTTTAAAATCTCATCAAACGCCTCTGCCTTACGTTTAATATCTGCCATATCATTGATGAGTTCATCCCGTTGTTTCTTATAATCAGTACATTCCTTTGTCGTCTCATAAAGTCTTTCTGTTAAAGTTTTCAAAGCCTTAACAACATTGTGATATTCTTCCATAGATAACTTAACTTCTGCCATTCCTTACACACTCCCTGTTCCCTTTTATATCGCACTCACTAACTTTCAACGTCACTCTGTTTCCTGCCACTTTAACCACAAAGCCTTTGACACCTAACTCACGTAATTCCTGTTGTATCTGTGTAGGTGTCTTGGCTTGTGTGTTGTAGCGATAGCGTTGGTTGATTGTATCGCTAAGTATCATGAGACTAACTCCTCACATATCTCATCAAATGTTTGGATACCTCTACCGTCTGTAATATCCATGATTACGCCATACACATATTGATTGATACTGAACTCTGCACGATCTTGTTCTTCCGAAATATGTCCTGTCCCTTGTCTAATGTCAGTGCATTGAACATAAATCTTAATATCCTTCTCACTTTCTTTTTTAAGGCGCTGTGCGTACCCCATTTCGCAAATTGTCCCTTGTGCATGAGGTAAGTAGTCGAATATCATAATACTGCTAGTTTCCATGCCTAATGTGTCATTAAACACAATGCGTTCTGCTAGTTTATCTTGCTTAGCATTTGCTTTATCGTTTATGTCCTTATCGTCATGTGGTGCGTAGACTTTAAAGCCTAATCGTTGTAACTCTTGTTTCTCCCACTCACGACGCATCTGTTGGCCTATACTTAGCATGTCACCACCTAAATAGATCATTGTTAGTCCTCCATCACGTCAATAACTTCATATTCAATTATCTCTGGACTAGAAAAGTCAGTTTCATCAGTTGAAGAAATCACTTCTAAGTCAGGACTACCATTAAAGAAGCTTCCAGGTGTTTCAAATCCGTAACGTGTTGCTGTTTCCATTTCATCTAAAATTCCATCGATATCTTCGTTAGTATCCACTTCGTATTCTCTAATTACTTTTATTGTTCCTTCTACCGTAATATTATATTTAGTCATTCTATTTTGCCTCCCAATTCTCAATCGCAAATTCAACACTTTGTTTTGCTTTCTGTAAGTCTTGTAAACCGTTCTTTCTAGGCGCTCTCATTAAGTATTTAAGTGCATTCCCTACGTGATAGAATACTGACGCTGATTTGTACGTCTTGCCTACTAATTCGATAATCACTCGTGCTGAGAACTTACCGAATTGATAATGTGGCGGTTCGTTTACCATGTCTTGTCCTTCCTTCATATCCACCTTACGTGTGAATGGCTCGTTTACTCTGATAAAATCATCATTATCTGTAAGTGTGAATTTATAACCGCCTGCATTCTCAACCTCTGCATACCAAACTGTTTTTAATAGTATTTCTTTTGCATACACACGATTGACTATGGCCGTTTGCATAGCAGTAATACCTTTAAATGTTGCTTGGAACTGAACAATATTATCTACTTTCAAATCAATTATCCTTACATTTTCCATTCCGCTACCCCCTCTGCACATTGCCGTACTGATCTGTTTTGACTTTGGCAAATACATTGTTATCGAATAAGTGGACGCAATATTTATCAAACACATGTTTTTGTGGCGTGCCGTTAAATAAATGTGGTTTACGTTCTTTTAATCTATTTAACTCACGTTCTTTTATACGTTCCTCACGCTCTCTCTGTTCCGCTAAGTAATTCATATCATCATCGCTTTCCTTTTCATAAATTGTATACTCTTCCGGTATAACTTCCTCGATAGGTTGTTTTCTAACTCTTGAGAATATTTTTTGTGTGCTTAGGTTGTATTTTTGTCGCATATCTTCAAAATCTGACCTTTTAATGTAGTAAGTATCATTAAATACTGGTACTGCTAGATACACGCCGTTCTTAAACGGTACAAAGTTATGGTTTAAATAAACTGCGTCTTTAATGTTCCAACCCTTTGCGATACGTTCATCAAATGCATCGGCTGTTACCTTACCTTTACGCATTTGATTAATTTCGTCTTTCGATAATGTGTATTCTTGACCTTTGTACATAATTCTTTTTGCTTTCGGCATGGTGTCACTTCCAATCTGCGTAACTGACACTAACGTCAGTAATGTTTTTGATATTATCGAGTAAATTGTCAGGGTCATTTTTATATCTATTAGAGTAATGTTCGATGTAGTTTTCTCTATCTGCATGTTTGTTTATCCAAATAGATTGTTCTACTTCGACAGTTAAATCGAATGTGAGTTTTAGTGTTTCTTCCTGCATTACACTTCCTCCACTTCTAAAATAATTTTCGGTTCCTCTGCATATTGCTTAAAACTGTGTATCTCAACGATTTGATTATCGTCTTTCCATAGGTGATCGTTCGCTGCATCTAACACAGTTTTGATTAAGTTATCTATATCTGGTTTAGTATGTTTGTACTGTCCAATTGCTAATAACTTTTTACGATTACTCCAGCTTTTTGGTGCCTTGAAGTAAAACGATAATGTCACTTTCAATTTTCCATCGAGTAATGCGTTTGGCATCTGCTCTCTTATGAAGTCCTTATGCTTTGTATAAGACGTTGGCATGTACGTTTGAACAAATCTACCTGTATTTCTGAAACGTGGACGAGGCGAGCCAATAGGTGCCTCATACGTTTCGTTAAAGTTAATTTCTATCTGCACGTTGTCACTCCTGTAATGTAAATAATTCGATTTGTTTATCATGTTTTGTTATACGTTCATTCGCTAATTCGAAGTATTTTTCATCTAATTCGAAACCAATATAACTACGTTCGCCATTAATACATGCGATTGCTGTCGTACCACTTCCCATGAATGGGTCAAGAACAACATCTCCTTTTTGGGTTAACCTCTCAATAAGCCACTCCATTACATACAATGGTTTTTGCGTTGGATGTCCTTTACCTATTTTTTGGCTTTTTGGAGTTATAGCAGTTTTTATTAATGGTCTTTCATATTTTTCACTCAATCTATTAAAAGTCCATTTACTACCCTTTTTAACGCCATAAACAGCGACTTCATAATCTGTTATAAAACGTCTATCTCTATTTCTAGGTATTGGATTGCTTTTTTCAATTCTTATTAAATCTTTTATTTCAATGTTATTTTTTTCTAATTCTTCGATAATGTAGCTAATCTTTTTCCAATCAGTGAAAATGACAACATTCCCACCTTTTTTTAATTTTTTTATCACTAATGATATCCATGAAATTAAATCGAATTCCTTATCCCATTCGCCGAAATCAATGCCATATCTCCCCATAGTTTCGAAGTTGTTTTCTCTAGCTATAATATAAGGAGGGTCAGTGATAATAGCGTCTATACTCTCATTAGATATGTTCTCCGTACCTATCAAACAATCTTCGTTGTAAATTTTATTTAGCTCCATTCACTCACTCCTAGAACAAGAATTCATCTATTGTTGTTTGCTGTTGTAATTCTTCTTTTCTAAACAATTTATGCTTACGTTTCATCTTTGCTAACTCTTCTTTAGTCACAAATTCTTTAAAATGCTTATCACTCATTCCACCTTTATTAGCAAGATAGAAAGTACCATCATCTCTAGGCAGAACTCTAAGCATTTCCCAACCGTCGCTTTCATATAGGCTATATGCGTTAGGTTGATTTTTTATAATTCCCATCGCTTCGCCTCCACTTCGTATCGTTTTCGATAATGTCTTTCACTTTCTTATAGTCATCGAAAGGGGATATCTTTTTTTCTTCTAGTAGTCGATTGATAGCCCGACCAACTTCAATAAGTAACGTTCCAATGAGTTGATCGTTGCTATAATCTCGTCGGTACATTGTTCCAAGTAACTTTTTGTATTCGATAACCGTCATGTCATAAACCTTTGTGTACGCTTGTAGTATTCAAATTCGATGACACCTGTTTCTCCGTCTTTATTCTTAGCAATATTGCATTCAACTATCGACTTACCGAGTTCATCTTCTTCATCTTGGTTGTAGTAATCATCTCGGTATAAAAGCATGGCTAAACTTGCGTCTGCCTCAATTCCACCTGCCTCTTTCATGTCAGATAACATAGGTCGCTTATCGTTTCGACTTTCTACACCACGACTAAGTTGTGAAAGTAATACGATAATTGCACCTGTTTCGTTTGCTATTATTTTTAAATCACGACTTATTTTTTCAATACCGTTCCTACGGTCTAATTTGCTATCTGTTTGCATTAATTGAAGGTAGTCGATGAATATGACCTGTTGCTTATCTTTATTCTTCATGGCTTGCTTACGGACTTCCTGAGTGCTTACGTTGCTTTGTGAATTAACATCTATTTCCAGTTTCAATATTTCGCTTGCAGCACTTGTTAATTTAGTTAAGTCATCGGCGCTTAAGTCTGACTTTTTCTTAATACGTGACAATTCAATTCCAGTCGCTGCAGATAACATTCGCTCTAATATTGCTACGCCTGTTGTTTCTAAACTAAATAGCGATGTCTTATAACCCTGTTTAGCGATATTAAGCATCATCTGAAGTGCAAACCCTGTTTTACCTACTGAAGGTCGCGCTGCAATTACAACGAGCTGTGTTGGCTCTAAACCGCCTATTTTATAGTCCATTAACGGAAAACCTGTCTTAATCACTTTCTTAGGTTCATCGCTATACAACTCTTCTACAAACTCATCTACAATTTGTTTTGTACTTGTTTCATCTGTCGCACTAATCAGTGATACTTGATTTAAGTCAGTAAGCATTACTTCAAACGATTGCATATTAGGCGATTGGTTAAATTCATTGATTACTTCATTTGCCTGTGATATTTGATAGGCTTCCAATAAATTTTGCTGATAGCGCTCAAATATGCCATAACCAATAAAATCGGAATTATATAGTTTTTGTATCGTGTCGAAGTTTAAGAAGTTTTTGTTCTTCGATGTTTCTAAGAATATTTCTTGATGATCTACCTTACCGACTTCAAACACATATTCCATAAACACTCTGAAATCGTCGTAATAGAACATATAAGGTCTAACACGCAACTTTTCGATAAGTTCAGGTTTTTTTAGCAAGCTTGAAATAATCGTACTTTCAATATCTCTGCGTTCATTCATGGTTGTTCACCTCGAACTTTCTAAGCTGTTCTGCGAAGTCATCAAGGATCTTTTTTCTCGCTGCTACATATTCTGGATCATTCTTCATTTTCCAACGATGTTCTTTTACATCTTCTGGCTCTTCCTCATATTCCATTTTCTTAGGCGCCTTTCTCATAATCTTAGGTAAGTTAGGTGGGTATGAGTTGCCAGAATTAATATAGTTATCTAATGTTTTTAGTGTTGGTCCATAATCACCGTTTTCACTAAGAACTTCTATCCATGTTTCTAACTTTGATTTGTCGAACTCTAAATTATAGATGTTCCTAATTTTTTTGATGATTTGTAACGCTTCTTTCTTAGTCATACTCATTACTCATCACCTAATTCTTGTTCCATCGCTGCAATTAAATCGTCGGTTTCATTAGATTTCTTTTTCTTAGGTGTCACTTTAGCTAGTGCTTTCTCTTGGGTATCTACACCTTCGTTATTCCAATTTCTTAATACTTTGATTAGGTAGTTAATACCTTTCTTGTTTTGTTTACAGTAGTTAATTGCTACTCCTGTTATTTCTAGTTTGTTTTCTTTAATAAGATTGAGTTCATCTTCCAACTCTTGTGCTTTCAAAGGACTTTGTATCATTTCTAATTCTTTACTAACTAATTGAAAAATTTGTGACGTGTCACTGTCACTTTTACTATTGTTATTCTTATTATTGTTATTCTTAATACTGTTATTCTTAGTACCTACATTTTGTCCGTGTACGTTTTGTCCGTGTACGTTTCGTACGCGTACGAATTGACCGTGTACGAAATGATGATTAATTGTGTATATCGTTTTACTAAAACCGTTGTTTGTTCTTTCTCGTGTTTTACTAATGATGTTTTTATCTAAAAGTTCTTTACGGTGCTTATAGAAACGTTTTTCACTTATGTTCAATTCATGACATATTAGTCCGATACTAGGGAAAGCTGTATCTTTACCTCCAGCATAAGAAGATAAATAACTGTATATCGCTTTTGCTTCAATGCTTAGTTCTTTATCTTTTAAAATTTCTTTATAGACAGTTCCATATCCACCAGTTATATCTATTAATCTGTCACCCATGAAGTCACTCCTTTCAACATTCTGTTTAGTCGTTCATCTACATCAACCCAGCTATCTGTTAAGTGATACTTTTTGTTGAATGTATCCATTCCTATTTGGTGCTGTTCCGTATGATGTGAACGACATAGCGCTAATACTTGGTTGCCTACATGATTTATCTTGTTACGATTACGCCCTTTACCTACTGCATATCTATGTGCTAAATCAGAATGTGGTTTACCGCAAATCACACAGTTACGATTGACCGTAGACCAATATAAAAATGATTTATCTTGCTTGAGTAAGTCGCTCGTTTTATATGCAAGCGGTATATCGTTATGAAATATCCAGTCCAATGTAACCTCGATAATTTGGCTTGCTTGTGTACGTGTGCAATCACTTAATGAGATACGCTTGTCGTAGCCGTAGTACGTCCGAACGTATTCGATGAATAAATGCCTCATGTAATCCATAGGCGTTCCAGTATGAGCCTCTATGTCCTTTACAAGTGCAAATATCTTACGACGTTGTTTGTCGGTTATTCTGAATGGATCAACTGGAATGACATCAACTTCTACATCAAAACCGTTATCGAGTAATAGCGATGTCTTGTTATCTGGTTCTACACCCTCAATGACAACGGTAGTTGTACCGTCGTCTTGAATGATGTAATTTTTAATAATCGGCATCTATATCAGTCCAATCAGAAAGGCAAATCTGAGTTATCGATGTCTGTACCATTATCAAATGGATTATTTCCTGCTGTTGCTTGTCCTCTTTGTTGTTGAGGTTGGCCGTTTTGTTGGTTGCTACCTTTGCTATCTAAGAATTCAATTCTGTTAGCAATCACTCGTACTACTGAACGATTGTTTCCTTCTTTGTCTTGAAATCTATCTTGTTTCAAGTTGCCTTCGATTAAGATTTTGCTACCTTTACCACAATAGTTATTAAGTAGTTCAGCAGTTTTACCAAACGCTACAATGTCGAAGAATGAAGTGTCATCTTTTTTGAATGGGTTATCTACTGCTAATGAGAAGTTAGTTACTTGAGTTTGTCCTGCTTGTTTTAGTTCTAAATCTTTAGTGATACGTCCTGTTAAAATAGTTAAATTAGTCATTCGTATTCTCCTTATATTTTTTCGCCATTGCTTGAATGTTATTGATTGTAGTTACTGCTTGTTGTTCAGACATTGACGTGTAATCTTGTATTCCAAATGTACTTTCTGCTTGTTGTTGCGTTACGTCTTTTCCTAATGACTTCATCAAATCAACAAAATCAAACACTTCTTGTTTTAGAACGCCAACCGTTTTACTACTTACCTTGTTATATTTTTCTTGTTTTTGTTTAGCATCTGCATCATCTTCATCGGTTGGAATATTGAAGAATTTCATTAAGAAGTATCTTTCCGCATAAGTTAATGCAGTACCATGTGCTTTCGATACATCGTCTTGTTGGCCTACTGCGAAGAAAGGTACTTCTAAAATTTCTTGTGGATTATCTGCATTGATCCATTTATAAGTCAGTTTCAATTTAATAATATGTTCTGGCTTACCTTTCGCATTTGTGGTTTCAGTTACTTCTTCGTTTTCTGTGTATGGTACAAGTAATAAATTATGTTCAATCATCTTGTTTCTTATTCTATGAAGGACTTGAGAGCCACTTACGTAAGAATAGTTGTAACCTTTGGTGTCTTTAGTAAAACCATCAATATTGGCTTTAACATCTGCTATCTTTTGAAATAAATTAAGTTGTTCAGCCATCGTTTACCTCCTCCAAATCTTCAAAACTGTATACTTTACGCGTTTCTTTCGTTTCAATCGTTGATACTTCAATCAAGTGTTTATCCCAGTCAATGTCTATATCTTGCAAACCATCGAATTTACGAGCATTACGTCTTAAAGCATTGTAATTAGCATATTCTTGAGCAGTAGGTTTATTAGTGATCCAGCGCCCAAAGTAATTATCTTTAATGCGATACTCTACTTCACAATTTAATATTGGCTCTTGCATTCACGTACTCCTCCCATCGTCGGTCAGCCCTGTCTGATCTAGCATCAGCGCTTTGATACAGGGTAATATATAAATTGATATTGTCGTTTAAATCTTTAATATGCTCTTTAGCAGTATCTAGTTGTCTTTTTAGATGTTTGTTTTCTAAACTGATTAAAACTAAGTCTTTGCTATCTTTTAGCAAGTTGTTATATTCTTTTAAAGATATAGTTACCTCTTGCATATATGTGCCTCCCGTTATATGATTAAGATGAAATTTTTGTTAAGTGTTTGACTGTTACTCATTGCCGTGAGTTTCAGTCTTTTTTTATGCCAAAAAAGTCATTTGGAGTTACTTCTAAAAAGTCGCAAATCTTTAGAATAGTCGTTGCGCTTGGATGTGGCGTTGTTTCATAATAAAGTCCTTGTAAAGTTGTTCGTGATATTCCGGTACCTTTGTATACATCTTTTATTTTCAATTTTCTAATAGCTAACAAAATTCTAAATTCATTTTTCATTTTCTTAATTCTCCTTTACTTGAAAAAATTCATATTCGAAAAACAAGTATGTGATTACTGCTGTAACCATTGCTATTGCTACTGCGTTTGTGATGAATATGTTTAGCATCATTGATAAAAAAAATGTTACGTTGAACATCATGCCTGAGATTAAGAATGCTTTATCGTGTGATTTCATGTTTATCTCCCCTTTCCATGAATTTCTTCGAAATGTTCTTCGATGAATTTATTCATCTTTCTTGCGTTAAATCTCCAGCGGTTTAAACTACCGTCTGGATAATGTGCGATACCTTGTTGTTTAAGTAACTTTTCGAATTTTGGATTGAATAATAATCTGTCTTTAATAGTGTCGTCAGAAGACATTTTCAATTTGCGTTTCAATTCTTTTAAGTCCCACACTGGGTCAAGTGAGTAACTTAATAACTCGTTATATTCATCTTTAGCGACCAGTACGTGTGTATCTGGTATTGGAACGGTTACATTTAAAGTTTGCGTCATTTTAGATACTCCTTTCGTGTATAATTGTTTTATCGCCACTGCGTTAGATTGGAGGTGTGATAATGTACATTGATCCTCTAAAAAGTGTTAGGCCGATAATTGATAAAAATTTCTATGAATTAAGAAATGCAGCAATGAGAGCAACTACACCTTCGAGAGAAATCAGACAAGTTATGAATCAAACTATGAAATTTGATTACATTTATAAAGATGTCGGTAAAATTGCAATTCAATTAAAATCAAATAATTTCGATACTTCTAATTTGTTCAAAATTTCTTCAACAAGTATTAATGTTGCTAAAAATTTTAGAAACAATTTATTTTCCGAAAAAATTCTTAATGATTTCATAAGCTCTACTGATTTTCAGAAAAACGAAGTTTTGAAAATTAGTAATCGTTTGAGACAATCTTTTATCAATACTGTCGATGTCTCTTCTTTTAGTGAAACCGTCGATTCTCCCCATCCAATAGATGAGATATATCGCGATTATTACAACGATATATTCAAAGAAGCGCTCAATCATAAGTTCATTTATCCCTCCGCTAAATTTGTAAAAAAAGTTTCAGTAGCATCTGCCTCTGGTGTTACTGGACCGGTTTTACTAAGAACTATTCTCGATCAATATGTGAATTACTTTGTATTTTCTTCAGTAATAGCAATATTGTTCACTTGCTTTCTAATAGCAAATTGTTTTGTTGAAGATGACACTGATGATTAGGTCATTCACACACCTAGCATTCCTAATCTCCTCCGCCAAGATGACGATTAGGAGTGCTATTTTTAGTTTCTTTAGCATGGTTATGCCTCCTTTAAGTTGTTTGTTCGATTGTGGGTAAAATATCGTTGTCTTTTAGTAATTCGTAAATGAACAATCTACCTTTCTGTGTCCATTTAGTATTCATGCGAACCGATGTGCTACCGTCTTTATGTTCAATCTCAGTAGTAGATGAATGTGTGTAGCCTTTAGCATGTAGGTTAGAATATAGTAACCACTGACCAGATTGTTTATATTGAACTTTCAGTTCATGCAGTAACTTGTTTAATGCTTGAGCCGACATTCCGTAATCTTTAGCAATCTGACCGACTGTAACTAAACTTTTATTGTTTAATATTGTGTCTAGATAAGATGCTTTAGGTTCATATTCAGCAATCTTTTGCTTTTGCATGTTGTTTTCAAGTTGTAGCTGTTGTTTCTCTTTTTGTTCCTCTATCCAAAGTTCAGCACGTTTGACTGGGTCTTTAATCATGTAACTTGCGACAGGTTGTGCGATTTGACGTTCCATTTCGTTAAATTTATTAATGTAAGCCATTTTGAAATCGTTGTGACCTTGAATATTGAACATGTATAAAGTGAAACCGTCTTTAGTTAGTAGATATTCTTTTCTTGTTTCGCCTTTATTATCTTTATAATTGCTAGGTATAATTAACGAGCCCACATTTGGGTCGGTTAAAATTCTCTCTAAATCTCTAATTACATGGCCATGTCTTTTTTCTAACTCTTGAGCAATCACTCGACTAGAAACAACTGCTCCTAATTCTGAATTGTTTTCAATTTGTATTTTTTGTAATGCTTGCATTTGTTATCCTCCTTCAAGTCAAAACTTTCTTTTTACGTAAGTCCTCATTAAAAAAAATATCTCTTCCTTCTTGAGGCGTTAAATCTAACGCGAAATAAATTCCATTTATTACCGGATATGAAGGTTTAGTTCTTCCATGTATCATATTCGACAATGTATCTCTATTAACACCTATTTCTTCAGAAAGAGTTTTGATGTTGTGTTCTTTTAAAGCCATTTTTGATTTTAAAAGTTTAGTGTCGATAGGCATTTCGTTTCACCACCTTTCATATTACGTAAGCAATCTTATCATGGCTGTACAAAATAGGTCAAGCATTTTACGAAAGTTTTTAAGAAAATTATTGCAAATGCCGAAAGTTTTCCTTATAATATAGTTATCAAGTAAAAGGAGCTGTATTACGATGTGCTTTTCAAAAAGAATGAAACAATCAAGAGAAAAACAAGGTATGACTTTAGCTGAACTAGGAAGAAAAATCGGTAAAACTGAAGCTACTGTACAACGTTATGAAAGTGGAAATATCAAAAATCTTAAAAACGATACTATCGAAAGCATAGCTACGGCATTAAATGTTAACCCTGCATTTTTGATGGGTTGGATAGAAGAAACTGATGAACAACCACAACATCGTGCAGCTCATCTTGAAGGCGAATTAACTGATGACGAATGGCAACGAGTTTTAGATTATGCTGATTATATAAGAAGTAAACGTAAATAAAGGGTGTTTTTATGGGGTTATATGAAAAAATGTTAATAGAGCATGACTATATAGAAGTCAGAGAAACAGATGTTATGCCTAATGACTTACACGGTTTATGGTTAGGTGATTTAATTCTAATTAAACGCAACCTATCCGAAACACGCAAAGCCGAAGTGCTATACGAAGAACTAGCACATCACAAACTTACATATGGGGATATCTTAGATCAATCTAAAGACATAAATCGCAAATTTGAAAACTACGCTAGGCGTCATGGGTACGAGGCAGCACTTCCCCTACGTATTATTGTGGAGGCGCATAACTATGGTGTAAGTAGCTTATATGAACTAGCTGATTATGTTCAATTAAGTGAAAAGTACATAGTAGAGATATTGGAACATTATAAAAACAAATATGGTATAAAAACTCGATATGGTAAATACGTTATCCAGTTTGAGCCACTACGAGTGTTTGAATATAAAAATATTAAATAAAGGGAGAAATGTAGAATGAAAAAGTTTTTATTTTTTATATTTGCAAGTTTATTAGTATTAGGTGCATGTGGACAAGATGAGGATAACTCGAATAAAGATGATAATAAAAAGTCAGAAAGTAAATCAGACAAAAAGTCTAATGACCCAAAGAAAGATAAAAAAGTAGAAAACAAAGATAAATCGAACAAAAACAATAATGATGATAAACAACAAGCTAGTTCAGATGATAGTAATAATGATACTGCTAACAACGAATCTGAAAGCACATCTAAAAACGATAACGGGAAAACTCAAAATGCTAATGGTAATAATGAACGTCCACAAAGTAAGACAGTTCAACCAACGCAACAAAACAACCAGCAACAAGCTAACAACAACCAACAACAAAGTAGCAATCAACAATCACAAAATAACAATAATTATATGACGCAAGATGAAATTAACGAATGGAATAAAAACAAACCTACTACACATGATGAATCTCAAATGGGTTATGGACGTGCAGAATACGAAAAGGCACGTAAAGCAAGCGAACAAGTTTGGGATGACCCTAACGCTCATGTAGGTGGTCCAATTTGGGTAGGTAAAAACGAAGGTTACGACAGTTGGGCTAAAAGACAACAAGAGGTACAAAACACGCCAGCTCAATAATTTTTATGGGTAGTCCACCTACCCTTATTATTTTTTACCTTTTTTGAGGAGGGATAGCATGCAAACACGATGTTATGACGGTAAAAAATGGCAATACGAGTTTAAATATGAGGGTAAGAGATATAGAAAGAAAGGCTTTAGAACGAAACGTGAGGCTAATTCTGCAGGATTAGATAAGTTAAATGAATTAAAACAAGGTATCGAGTACGAACCAAATTTAACGTTATACGACTATTTCAAAACTTGGTGCGAAACGTTTAAAAAATCGACGGTAACACCTAAAACCTACAAGTCCTATTCTTCTGCTATGGAACACATCAATAACCACCCTATTGGTAAGAAAAAGTTAAAAGATATTACGAGATACCACTATCAAGATTTTATTAACGAGTTTTCAAAACATCATTCGAAAGAATCTATTAGAAAACTAAACGGTTATATTAGAACATCGTTAGATGATGCAGTATACGAAGGGCTTATAGTAAAGAACCCTACCTTTAAAGTTAGTTATAGAGCTAGTAACCCAAACAAAAGTGAAGATAGTAAGTATATAAATCTAAAAGATTATGAAGTGTTAAAACAGCATTTGATGACTAAAGACAACGCATCATCACTCGTACTATTCATCATGATTTGTACTGGTTGTCGCATAAGTGGTGCTTTAAATCTAAAACGAGATTATATCAATCAAGTTAAAAGTGAAATATATATTGATGAGCATAAAACTGATTCATCTCCACGTTATGTGTCTATTAGTCAAAAAGATATGAACCATATCATTAAGTCTATTGATCAATTACCTAGAACAATTGACGGAACTATATTTGGTGAACTAACAAACAATGCAGTTAACAAACGTTTAAAAATATATTGTAACAATTTAGGTATCAAAGAAATCACTTCACATGCTTTACGTCATACTCACTGTTCATATTTATTAGCTAAAGGTATTTCTATATATTACATTTCAAAAAGATTAGGACACAAAAATATATCAGTTACTACTGAATTTTATTCACATTTACTTGAAGAAACATACAAAGAAGAAGATGAAAAAGCAACGCAAATAATAAGCGCAATGTGA